TGATAATAAGTAATTAATACCGATATAGTATAAAATAAATTTATCTTTAACACTTAATGATGATTTATAACCGTATTCTTTATCATATAGTAAATGAAAATCTATAGGAATGCTTAAATTATCAAACACATTTGTATCATAATAAGGTATCTCTTTCATTAATTGGAAAGTATTTTTATAAAACGGGGCATAACCTCTCCAAGAGTGTTCCGAAGGAAATAAATTTTTGTTTGTATCGCTTCGTACCATTCCACCTAATTCATTATCTTTTTCAATAATTAATATCTTAAACTTTTTTTTAATTAATTCGTGGGCTAATGTTAATCCTGATAAACCACCACCAAAAATAATTATATCATACATTATATTATATATTATATATTATATATAAATAATATGCCTACTCATAAAAGTAATGATTATAAATTATCAGCAGTTAAATACTATTTATCACATTCTAAAAATCAAGTCCATACTTGTAAAATATTCGGTTGTTCTGAAAGAAGTTTAATGAGGTGGGTAGATAAATATAAATCCACTAATAACATTACACGAAAGAAAAGAGATTATACAGCATATAAAATTAGTAATAGTCATATTTCATTTATAAAGCACCAACTTGGGAAAAATAAAACGATTACTATGGATGAGTTATTAACTAAATTAAAAACAAAATATCCAGATTTAACACTATCAAGAGTTCATTTGGGAAGAATTGTTAGAGATATTAATATTACACTAAAACAAACACGATTACGACATGTTTCTAAAACAAGATATAAAAAACCAATTATAATAAAAAATCAAATCAAAGAATTTTATAGTAAAATAAAACAACATAGTTTAAATAATATTATATGCATTGATGAAACTTCATTAAACTCATTTATGATTAGAAGAAAGTGTTATGAAGAATTAGGTAAAAGATGTATTGTTAAAACAGAAAGCCAAGAAGTATTCAAAAAATATACTGGTATATTTGCTATTTCTTCAAAAGGTGTAATCGGTTATGAAGTATATAAAAAAGGAGGTATTGATAGTAATAGGATGGTTGATTTTATTAACAAATTTATTAATGGAAAGTACAAGAATAAATTAATTATTTTAGATAATGCAAGTAGTCATAGAAATCAACTTGTTAAAGATGCAATTAAAAAGGATAATAACTTATTATATGCTGTTCCATATCAACATTATACAAATGCGATTGAAGGATACTTTAATGTATTGAAATCACGATTACAGAAGAAAAAGGGATTAACATATAATGAATTAGTTAATAATGTAAAAGATGTATTGCATGAAATACCAATACATATTTATAAAAATCTAATAAAAGGAGCATATGATAGGAATGAAAAATATGTAAAAAAATCATCAACAAGGAAAAGAAAACCTAAAAAATATTTGAATTAGGTCGGCGTTTTAAATGTTCAAAGGTGTAAAACCTAACGTTGATACATAATTATGCAAATTTAAATTTAATATAATTTTTGCGGATAATTCAATGACATGATATTTATTTGCATTTTTATGTGAGTTACAAATATCGTCAATTACATTTTGAATCAATGTATCATGTTTATAATTCAACAATAATTCGCCGTTTGTGAAATTATCGTTCAACAATTTTAATTTAATCACATCATTTTGCAAGGAACCCTTTCTGATATCAATATTTTTGCTGTTCATGTGCATCGTTATTAATAATATATTTTGTTGTATCCACTGCACTAAATATGGAAATCGTATGCATGATTTGATAATGCATTCATAAATATTGTCGATTGGCAATGTATTTTGTGATTTATTATCGACATTATTTTTTATATTTTTATCGCAACCAATAAATACCATACCGTTCAATTTTTGAAATTTGTCATGTATTACAGCAAATTTCCAGTTTGACTTTTTATGCATATCGGCACGCACATCAATAATTATATTTTTTTTTAAATGCTCAATATGTTCATCAACAATACATATATTATGACAATCATAACATAAAACATCGTTATTATGTTTATTAATTGTAACGTTAACTATTTTTTCTTTTTGCATTTCAATCTCTTTTTCTGTTTTATTAATTGTGCTGTCATTTTCACTGTGTTCAGTTAAAACTTTCAATGGGCATTTTAAACATTTTGTACAATATGAAGTCATACATAATTTAACATATTCTTCAAAATTCATTTTTATATTATGTTCGTCATCATATGCACATATATTATTAGTGTTATATGACGATGTATCGAAATCAATAAATTCACTTGATGACATATTTAATATTTGTTAATTAATGCTTTATTTTTTGAATATAAAAAAAATATTAAATATTCAATTTTTAATCAAGTAAGCTTTATTATCAAGCTTTGGTATACCATAACGCAATAAATCATTATTTGTCTTCCTGTTGGTACGTTCATTTAATAAAATTGTGTTTTTTGTCATCATATCGTAATGCAATAATGTATGTTCGTCATTAAGCTGTTTGCTATTATAATAAAGTTTTTGTTGATTTATATGCATGTCTTCTTTATTTTCAATTTGTTGTTTAATGCTTTTTATCGCGTCATATGGTTTAATATCATATATAAAAATTTGATATGTCATTACAAAATTACAATTAAAAATATTAGTGACGTCAGTTTTAAAACCTAAATTTGATATTGGTACATTTAAATATATTGACATTTGACAATATGTTATGCGTTTTGTCGGTAGTAATCTTATTACGTTGCGGACATTTATTTTTTTACATTGTTTGTATATATCGTCAATAAAATATTGAACAGTTATTTTATTGCTGTAGCATAATATTATATATTATTCAATAAAATTATCAAAAAATAATTTTAATTGTGTTGTTATTTATTAAATTAGTTTATAAAATATCATAATTTGATATGTCAAAATATGCAAAGCAATTGTTCATTATTTATTTAAATTTTTAAACGCAAAAAATAAAATAATTATGAATATGTATCATTTGACATAGATGCAATGCAACCAGATAATTGTAAATTTGTGTCTATGCCTTTGCTAATTATATATGCTGTTTTTGCAACATGTTCCATTAATTTAATTTTAGTGGCTTCATTAAATTCAAGATGTTCTGACAATTTTATTGTGTTAATCATGGCTAACATTATATCTGATCCAGAATATCCTGATGTTTTTAGATGAATTGTCGACGTTAATGCTTGTTTAATATCTCCTTTTACGCAATGATTAAGAATATCACGTATAATAAAAGGTTGTGGTTTATCGCACATTTTTCGTACACCGTCAACGATTATTTCTCCATTACAGCTATTATATGTCAACTGTAAATTATTTATTGCATTTCGCATATCACCCTGTGAATAAATTGCTATTTCTTCGAGTGCATCATCTTCATGAGGAATTTGTTCCGCTGCACATATTTTTTTTAAATTGGCGACAACACTATTTTTATCAACACGATGATACCTAAAAATTATACATCTGCTTTGTATTGATTCAATTATATCATGCGAATTATTACATGTGAATGCAAATCGCGTAGTTTTATGATATTTTTCCATCAATGTGTTGATTAATCGTTGTGCTTTTTGTGTCATATTATCAGCCTCATCTAATATAATCATTTTATGCTCTGCACATTTTATATTTTGTGAGTCGTTAATAATAATTTTTTTTTTACAAAAATCTATGATCGTATCTTGAACTGTTTTTATACCACGTTCATCAGATGCATTTAATTCTAAAACATAATCTTTCATATATTTTCCATAAAAACTTCTAGCGATACATTTTATTGTCGTAGTTTTTCCAACACCTGGTGTTCCAGTTATTATTATGTTTGGCATTTCAAATTCTTCGATTATGTTTGAAATTTTTGATTGTGTTCCACTGTCTAAAATAACATCATGTATTAATTTTGGACGATATTTTTCTATCCATGGCATAACTCGCGATACGTTAATTTTTGTTTTATTTAATATTTCATTATTTACGTTATCCATTGCATTTTTATTTACAATGCTCTCATTTAATGCATCGTTGTCAAAATCAGATATATGTGCTGACGTAAAATAATCATCATATGTATCACTTTCATCTACAAGTAATGATGCAATTTTTGTTTCTATTTTTTTTGTTTTACTCATAATTAATATTATTTTAATAATATTGTTTATTTAACTGAATTTATTTTTATTTTTCAATTTTTTATAGTTTAATTGACGATTAAATCGTAACCAAACAAACTTTGTAAAATAATTATTTTTATGCCTTTTTTGATTTTATTGCTTTTTTAGTTGCTCTTTTTGGCATGCTATAACATAACACTTCATCAGAATCATCAGAATCATACATTTCGTCTGATTTTTTTGAAGTTTGTTCTATGTTATTGCTTATTATGTTAGCAATAATTGATTTTTCTGGTTCGACATTATATATATAATCATCTTTATCTATATCCAAAATAATGTCACTCATTTTTGTTCCATTATTTGAATTAATTGTGTCGGTAGTTGTTTCTTCATTATATTGACTTTTTGATACTAAATTTTTATTTTTTATGTAATATTCATCGATTTTATATTTTCCTTTTTTATATAATTTATGTCGTGCCGTTCCTTGACTTATAAATATAGATAAAGCGTCAGAAAAATCAATAATTAATGGTTTTAGACCTACGCCGTTCAATATCTTTCGCATTATTCTACCAACAGCTTGCTCAACGTTTTTTTTAGGAGTTGCTAATATTATGGTATTGAGGCGATCAATATCTAAACCTTCTTCTGCCATACCATACGAAGCAAAAATTATATCCGCGTCAGCTTCTGCTGTTTTTCGTTGCGCTTGTGATAAACTTCCGATATAAAATGATGTTTTTATTTCATCTTCACAAAGTGAACCATTTAATGTTTGTTTTTTTATATATTCGTCAATATTATTTTTTAAATGTTCTAAATGTTTAATCCGACCACTTAAAATTAACACTTTTCGTAAACTATTTTGGTCAATCATACATTTTATTACGTCTAATATATGTTCATCTCGTTCTGTTAATTCAATTAAATTTGATATCATTTTAACAAATGATGGTCTCATTTTGCCATTTACCCATGATTTTTGTTCTGTAAATAATTTATCATCCGAACGGTAATTTAATTTTTTAACAACAACTTGCGTATTGACGTGTGTTTCTTCTCTGTACATTATTTTTCCTAAAAACCAATCGAGTACATATGATAATCCATCTGCGCGTATTGGTGTTGCCGATAATCCCAGCGTATATTTAGCGCCCGTCTTAAATAGTGCACGAGAAAACACTTTTGATGCTATATGATGCGTTTCATCTACGATGACAAAACCAAATTTATTAAAAATATCATTATCATAATCACGCATGCTTAAACTTTGCAACATACCTATAACTATATCACAACCCTCAACATCAACAATATTTTGTCGTATTGTTCCAATTTTTGCATTAGTAAATTGTTTTGCTCGTTCTATCCATTGGTCTTGCAAAAAGGTTTTGTGAACTATCACCAATGTTTTTAATCCAAATTTTGCAGCCATGTATAGCGCCATTATTGTTTTTCCTCGCCCTGGTGGAACAGATAATACACCCCCTCCATATTTTATTGTATGGTCAATGCATTTATTTGTTATATCGATTTGATATTCACGCAAGTTTAATAAAAATTTAAAACCAGAATTTTCAATATTTTTATCATTAAATTTTAAGTTTTTATATTTTTTTTTTCCGACATATCGCGGAATAGTTATATGTGTATCAGTTTCATGATATAAAGGATATTCTGGAGCATCTTGACAATAATCATGAACTTTTGGTTTCACTGTTAAATATTTTTTAAGTTCGTCCAATTCGGTATCTAATAAAGATGAGCTTGTTATGTGATATCCATTGTGATTTAATTTATATGTCATCAATGCGCAACTGTAATATATTTACAAACATGAATTTTATTTATGCCATTTTATTTTCAAATTTTTTTTATTTTTGATATAGAATGAAAAACTATAGGAAATTTAAACAAATTATATTTATTAAATATTTTAATTAAATTATATATTGTATTAATATTATACATAACATGAATTCTCTATCAATGGTAACACTTAACAAAATGTCGGACAATTATTTATCTTCGCTGGACGATCAAAACGAATTTTATCTTCTGTGCGGTCTCGCATTATACACTGTATTTATTGCACCAAAATTAAATAAACGTGTGATTGACATGATATCTCACCCACTAAGCAAACTTGTACTCATTTTCATTACTGTTCTACTTGCTGTTAAAAAACCAACAATGGGAATACTTATGACAATTGCACTTCTTGTTACTTTTAGTTCGGCTGAAAAAGAATTCATGACAAGCGTTTCTGGTTCTACCGTAAAAGGCGACTGCAAATGTGTTTCGTGGGAATGTAATAATGCAGATGGCGGAACCACCTCATTTGATTCTGATATGGATGACGCAATTCTACCAGGACATGACCCATCTGGTATGATGCACCATCCTGCTTCACCTGAAGAACATCTTCATGCACAAGAAACTGCACATATTCATGCACAAGAAACTGCAAATATTCATGCACAAGAAGCAGCTCCAGAAGATCCTGCAGTGCATGTGATTGTTGAAGAAAAAGCAAAAATGGAACAACAACTGCAACGCCCATTGTCTAAAAAAGAATTGGAATCACTTTGCGCCAAAGTAAATGAATCCATGCAACAACATGTAGACAGTGCACCAGTTGAATCTTTTTCTGTTGTTACCGGATTTGGTGGTTCAGCTTATGCAAGTGCATAATAAATTTAATTTTTATAATTTACATTTTATAATTATGTAAAATATTAATATAGATGAGCGATTTAAATAACAATGAACCAATATATAAACGTCATAAACACCCACATCTTGCATTTTTA